GCTTTTAAGAAGTCATAGGAGGCATCCCTGACTGCATCAGTACCAAGCATCCATATATAAGCCATATTCATGACCTTACCAACACCAAGCATAGCGATGGGTACATCCCCTTGGTCAATAATAGTAAGCGTTACATCGTCTGTCTGGAAGGCTTGCTTCAAGGATTCCTCTGGGGTCTTACCCATACAAGCAACCTCTAGTCTATCCTCTTTGCGTATAAAGGGAACTATGTCACCAATGTGACTTCTCTTGGCTTTTATTAGCTTATGCTTTCCCTGTTGGAAAACAAAGTTAGAATCTTCTTGAACGTTGGTGGGCATTTACTTCAAATTCTGCACTCTGAAAGTTACTTGGCAAGGCAGAACTATTCTCAATCGTGATTGTTGTGTCTTCTGCATTAGAGAACACTGGCACTCTAAAGAAGCCATCATCAAGGTTTAGCCCAATGTTTGTAACGTCTATGACATCAGTGCTAAAGTTATTAACGAATGTATCCCTTGATATTGGGGTAACCTTTACTTGGAAGTGACCAGTATTATTATAGAAGATAGAACAACTCTTGAGCTTCATTGTACCACCTGCTGATGGACTCTTAGACTGCCCAGCAGCTTGCTTGAACATCTGCTTAGAAAATGTATATATCATTGTGTAAGGTATTCCTACAAAGACATTTGTAGCATCTGAAGAACTCAAAGCTCCATTTGTAAGTGTAACTGTAGCTCCACTATTTGTTGCTTTTATTACTGCACCATCAGTAGAGAAAACTTTTACTGTGTTGTCAGCAGGCGTATAGAAACTTGATAGGTCAATCGTAGTTGCACCAGCAGCTACAGATACTTGCCTTCTCAAATCTAGGTAAGTATTATGGTTTACTCCTGTGTCTACAAGTCCTGCATCAAATGACATATTTGCTATGTGCGTCTCACCATTCTTTGCTAGGACAAGAAACAATTCTGATTTTATAAAGGACAGTCCTCTTATCTCACCATCAAAGGTAAACTTGAACCACGAACTAAGAAGTTTCTTTTGTCCATTGAAAAAGTATCTGTAGACGTATGCAGTGCCTTTATCATTATTACTAACAAGAACTAGAGCGTCCTCACTTGAAGTACCTGAGAACGCTATTACGTCACTAGGGATATAACGAGGTATATGCTCAGTGATTTCTGTAGAGTCATAAACATCAGTAGATGCGTTGACTGTGTATTCACGAACACCAGTAAATCCAGAACGATTAAATGGAAAGTAAACGTATGCCCCAAGGGTTATAGGGTCTACTGCTGAGTCAGAGTCAAAGTTAGTTACAGGTGTAATTGATACAGTCCTTGGTGTAAGAACATCTCCACCTTTGAGAACAAACTGTCCATTCTCAGAGAAGACAATCAAGTTCTCTTGGAAACCGGCAGCACTCTTTAGGTTAGTCACGCGACCACTTGTTACTGATACATCAATAGGGTCTGCGTCTAATAAGGTTGTTACTGTTGTGCGACTAAAGTTAAATGTTGTTTGCTTTGGAGTTTGCGTTTCATCTACAGCTCCAAATCCACTCTCAGACATAATGATATTCTCACCACTCAAGAAACCTAAGCGGTTCTTAAAGAAGAATATATTAGATAGTTTTTTATCTTTAAAGGATGCCAAAGGATTGGAGTCATTATCTCCTGCTACTCTATCAGCAAACTTCATACTGCGAAGAGTAAAGCCACTGCTTGTGCTTATTAGCTCTAAAGGAAGTGTACTTGTAGTGTATCCAAGTTTAACATTTGGAGCGAGACATTCTACCCATGTGCCTTTACCGACAGTCTCTCCGCTAGTTGTTTCAAACTTAACGTAGTAATCATCTTGGGCTAGTTCAGCGTCTCCATTTACTTTTACTTCAAAACCATTCTTAGCGAACAGAGGAAGTTCAGCAATAGAACCAACTTCTTTATATATTACCCCTATGCCTGTACCAGACAATCCATCGACAGGTTTTATATCGAAGTCACCTGATACATTTAAAATTAAAAGATTGCTGTCTGTAAATTGATTAGCACTTGGAATGCTTACAGAAGAAGGGACTGTTGCAGTTGTATCTGCGTGACTTCCTGTATCAGCAGCTAAATCTGCAACTCCAGCTAATATTGTTTTTGATGAGGCGTTGTTTCCAGAAGAATTAGCATCACCAGATTTAAATACTTTTTTATAGGTAGTGCTTCCTACCTTAACTTCAAAGCCATACTCTTTTTCATAATCTCCTTGTTGAATAAATATCAACGCTTCATTAGCAACCGAAGAAGAAGTAGTAGAGCCTTCAGTAATAACTGTGTCGGCATTTAAAAGAAAAGTACTGTCTGCTATTGTAAGAGCTTTGAGAGAAGAACGAGCCGTTGAGGTAGCTAAGTATGTACCACTAACTGTATACGAATCTGCACTATTAATTTGAACTACATTACCATTGAGAAGGTTGTATGCTTTTAAAGCTGTGCCATCGTGTATGATTACATATCTTTCAGTCTCGTCTCTATTAATAAAATGTACAAAGCTATTAGAATCTATAGCAGAGGAGACTAATCTTGCTATGTGATTAGTATGTGGTCTTTTACTTAATCCATCTACAACAGAACTGATAGCGTTAGTTTGCTCTTCACACTGACCTTCAAAACGAATTGAGTCAGGTTGCTGAGATACACCACCAATAAGATTGGGGAGGGAAGTATTAAGTAATGCCATTAAGATAAATCGTAGTTACGATTGATGCCAACTCTAACTGCTGCGTCATAGTTGTCAAAGATAGTCCTATCAGAAGTACGTCCATCGGCTTCTTGTAGGTTAGAACGAGCAACGTATTCATCACGAGCAATCAAAGCTTCTAGTTCCTTAGAGCCTATTATACGCCCTTGGAATATTCTTGATGCTTTGAGAGTGATGTATCTACGAGCTACTTCTGGTAAGCTGTCCCAAGGAAGTAAACGAGTTTGGTTTACTGTCAGGTCGCTTGTGAAAGTCGTTGTATTATTCTTGCGGTCAAACAAAGTTGCTCCACGCTGAACAATATCTAAAGATGTATCTACTGGGTCAAACTGAATGATGTCAGTAGTAAGAGTTATAGAACCATCTGCAGGGGAATACTTTACATTCTCTTCTGTATTAAAGTGCCATCCTTCGGTCTGTACCTCTTTGCTTATTTCATTGAGGACAGACTTAGCTGTAGAAGCTGAAACAGGTAAGTTAGTGGTGCTTATACTGTTCACTGGGGCTTCCCCAATATGACCTAGCATAGAGTTTACTGCTTCAAGTTCGGTTGTTAATGTTGCCATATTTATTTATCTTTCTTCTTAGGAAACCCTTTCTTCATATTGTCGTATGACTTCTTGGATATAGTAGATTTCTTTTTACTGCGGCTGATGCCTAGTTTCTTGCGTTTATTTATATTTTCGTAGAGGGACATAATTTAACATTTCCATTGTTTAAGGGCTAAAGCTTTAAGAGTAGGTCTACCTTTAGGACATATCTTATCCATATTATTTTCCGACTTTCTTTATCGCAAGGTTATGTGCTTGGGTGAAGGAGTTGCCTTGTTGCATCTTATCCTTCATAAAATTCATGTGCTTCTTAGAATGGTGCTTCTTATGCTTAACAAGCGTAAGTTTTTGTCGTTTAGTTAAAGAAGCCATTAGTAACTTGGTTTAGACTTTTTAGTCTTCTTCTTTTTAATTTTTAATTTAGGTCTGTACATAATTAACATTTCCACCTTCTAAGAGCTAAAGCTTTACGAGTAGGTCTACCTTTAGAATCTTTCATAGCTCCTTTAACACCAGACATTCTAGCACAAAAGCTACGCTTTCTAGCTCCGCCTTTTGGTTGTGGGGCTTTAAGATTTGAACCTGTCTTTTTATTGTAGTAGTCACGACCTTTCTTGGTCAGTCCACCTTTATCAGACTTATGTTCTTTTCGTAATGATACACCTTTTCGTTTCATATAATAAAAAAGCCCCCCAAGGGATTAACCAAGGAGGGCTTTGACTTAAGAGGGTTTATGCAGGAAGAATCTTCACTGAACACTCAGGGCGAAGGACACCATGACCCATTGCATACTTAGCAACGAATAGTGTACCTTGACGCTCGATTTGGTACTCGGACTCTGTAGCGAGGTCAAGCAACTTAACAGTACCGATAGCTTCTTTAGTACCAACAAGGATACCATGTTCACCACTGTTGTTAAGTGCGGAGAAGTCACCATTGTAACCTACTCCACTTCCACCGAAGATGTCATTGTTTGCAGAACCATCATCATTGTCAGCACTGGACTGGTCAACAGAGATGTTACCTTCAGCAATAACTTCGAGGAAGTTGTTACTCTTTTGGAGTTGAATACCTGCAACTTCAACTACTGTACCGCGAGCAGCATCAGCAGAACCACCAGAGGTGTCTTTGTTGATAGCAACATTATCAGCAGTCAATAGCTTGTAGTATTGAGCAGGAGTAACGATAGCGTAACGTCCTTCACTTGGAGCGTCTACTTCGTCAAGCTTAGTAGCAGCCGCATATAATGCGTCGATGATACCAGAAGTGGTGTTAGTAGTTGCACCTGAGATTGAGTTACCGCCAGCTTGAGGAGCAGAAGCACCGGCAGATGCAGCAGCGAAGAGTGTCTTCATTGTTGCGATGTCGAAGCGTTTTGCTAGAGCTTTTCCAAGCTCGCTTGCGTAGATAGAACGCACGTCGTAGTGGCTCTTTAGTTCATCAATGTTAGCAATGAATGTGGATGATACAAGAACATCATCGATAGTGATGACACGCTCGTTCATTCCAATGCTGCTTAACATTGAGTTACCTGAGTCAGCGATGTTGACTCCGGGTGTGTGATACTTTGCAGTTGCTATTCCACTGACAGGGAACTGAGCAGACTTACCAGATGAGATTGTCCTCATCATGTGTAGGTCTTTCATGACATTGTTTTGTTCAAAAGCAGTCAAGATTTCTCCTGAGAAGACTTTGAGAAACAATGCGTCATTATCAGAACCGCCAGAAATAAGACCACTGCGACTTGGGGATGTATTACCATTTGCCATAATTTTTGTCTTTCTTTAATAGGGTTATAATTTTAGTTTATTGTTTTTTGCCTTCGATTATCTGCTTACCAAATGTTATCCTCCTCAGAGGGCATTGTGCTTACTAATCTTAAACGAAAGTTATAGGAAGGTCATAGCTCTTTTAGCGTATGCTTCCAGATGTTGTTGCTTATAATCTTGGCGTGGGGTTTCTACTCGTCTCCAAGCACCACCACCACCATTCCATATAAACAACCAATGCTTAACAGTTACCTCTATTCCTTGCCTTTGAATGTGCTTTGAATAGTGTCGTAATACTGTATAAGCAATCTCTTTAGAAATTGTTGGGTCGAAACAATCTTCATGCGTGAGGCTTTCACCACTGATGCGGTTGTAGTCTTTAACCATGATAGACGTAATTTGATAATAGCCAAAGGCTTTACCATTATCCCCAGTAACCTGTGGGCTACTATTCGGATACACTTCCCACAGAGGGATTTTTGACACGAAGTCGGAGAGATACAGAATTTCATTTGCTTTTAATGGGTGGGCTAGGAACACAGCTAACGCTAGTATGTATAAGGATTTCATTCATGTTATTTAATTGTCGATGAACCGAAGTAGAAACCAACAATGGCTAGCACTGTTTGTCTTATCTCCGGTAGGATGACGTACCCTGATAGGGTTTCATATGATGTACTACTAAACAGTCCAAAGAGATACTTGCTGTCTTTACCAACAGTAATCCCTTCAGGACTGTGAGCTAAAATAAATGGAGCTACTACAACTCCAAACAGAACAGTAACTACGATAAGCCGTCTTACCCATTCACCACCACGCTTTGCTGCTTGGTTGTGACTTTCATCAGAAGCCTTCTGTTTAAGAAGAACTGCTTGTAGGTTTGCTTGTTGATTTGCAGCAAGTGTACCAATGAGTTTAAAGATAAACCCAGACGCACTACCGCCTATCATAGCTATAAGTTCTGTTGTCATATTTATATTGCTGTTGTAACTGCTAGTCGTTGTTCAACTAACTTTCTATATCCTGCGTCTTCAGCATACTTAGCGTCTCTCATTGCTCTTGTGACTTCAGCGGCAGAACCAAAAGGTTTGACACCAGCGTCACTAGCAGAAGTACCGCCTTTCTCTAGCGATGGCTCACCACCTCCTAGAGATTTGTATTGAGCGTACAAGCCTTTAACTGCAACAGTTGCTTGGCTAGTAGTGCCACTCTCTACAATAGTATTATAAGCATCTAGCTCATCATCGGCTAGGTTCTCACCTGCCCATTTAGCCATAGCCTCATACTCCGATAAGCCACCAACAGTTTCGTGGATGGATGAAGTCTGGGCATCAACTAATGATTGCTGTCCTGCTATATATGCATCGACCATTTCTTTGGGGAGACCAGCCTTAGCAAGACCCTCATAGGTCTTATCGGATAGTTCCCCATTGTTTGTAAATTCTTCAGAAGCGTTGGTGATAACCTCGTTAGATGGAGAAGCAGGTTCTTCCTTGGAAGCCTTTTCTTCTTTCTTTTCTTGAGGGTCTGACTGCTTCTTTTCTAAAGCAGAATAAGCCTTTGCCATATCTTCGGCAGACTCAAACTTCTCTGGTAACCACGCTGGACGCTCATTTTCAATAGGGGTCTCGGTCTCTTCCACTTGTTCAGTTTCAGATTTAATACTTTGACCTCTAGCTTTAGCAGCCTCTTCTTGCATTTCGGCTTGCTTTTCAAGTGAGATATTTTCTTCCTCACTGTGTTCCTGTATAACAACTCTTTCCATATTACTCGCTTATTTGTTGATTCATATTCGCTCCTTCTTGAGCGTTTGATATTTGGGAACTAATAGCATTTACGCCATTAGGTATAGCAGCTTGCATCATCGCTGCTTGTTGGGCTTGCTGTGCCTCCTGTTGCATCTCTTCAGGACTCTTGATTAACTCTTGAGTCTTGATACCTAGTGAGGTTGCTCTGCGTTTAAAGTATTCACTCACATTAACAAACTGAGCGACTGCTTCCGCACCAACAACTTGAGCTGCTCCGGCAAGGAACAAGTCAAGTTTCTGTAAATCATTGCCACGCCCTAGTGCTTCGACACCAGTAATAATAACTGGGTTGACTACATTCTTAGGTAGCTCTGGTAATGATTTCTTTTTCTTCATCACTACCAACAGTCTATTGACCATTGGCATCTGAAGTTCTGTACTAAGTAATGAGTAAAGACCACCAAGGGCAGACTCTAGTTCTATACTTAACATTCTTATTTCTTCAGCAGTTACACGTTCAGCTTGGCGAACAACTCCTGATGTAAGTAAGAAGGCGTGTCCAAGTCTATCCTTAATTTGATTGATAGTTTC